CTGTACCAAGAGCAGATCAGGCTCCCGGTCATCCGCAAGGAAGGCTACACCGGGATGTTGCGCTCTGAGTTCCCCCTGAAGCCGGAGGACAGCCGTGTCTGGACTAAGACGGAGATCGACGAACTATTCCGTGATGATGTCGGGACTTTTGAACGTGGTGTTCTTCGACTTGTTCCCGGCGTATCTGGCCGTCAAGGCTCTTTTGACGCTCTGGTCAGTTTTGCCTTTAATGCAGGGCTAGGCAACTTGCAGCGCAGCCAGATCAGGATGCGGGCCAATCGGGATGACTGGGACGGGGCGGCAGACGCCTTCCGCCAGTGGACGATGGGCGGTGGCAAAGTCCTCCCAGGTCTGGTTAAACGCAGGGAAGCCGAGATTGCCCTTTTCCTGTCTTGACGGGAGAATACCGATATGCCGCTCCAGAAAATCCTGTTTAAGCCCGGAGTCAACCGCGAGAACACGCGGTACACCACCGAGGGCGGGTGGTACGACTGCGACAAGGTTCGGTTCCGTCAAGGCAATCCCGAGATCATCGGCGGATGGCAGCGCATTTCTTCCAGCACTTTTCTTGGTGTGTGCCGTTCGTTGTGGACCTGGGTGACGCTGACTAGCCAAAACCTGATTGGCGTTGGCACCAACCTGAAGTTCTATATTGAAAACGGCGGCGTATATAACGACATCACGCCAATCCGCGTAACCACCACGCTGGGCGCCGACCCTTTTACGGGCAACGGCACAACCACAGTAACGGTAACCGCTCCTTCGCATGGGTGTGTAAACGGTGACTTTGTAACCTTTAGTGGCGTCACTGGCACCTATGCGGCGCTTCTTAACGGCGAGTTCCAGATCACCTTTGTCACCATTAACTCGTACACCATCACGGTGGCGTCTGCCATCCCTGCGGGGTCCACGGGTGGTTCGACGGTATCGGCTCAATACCAAATCAACGTCGGCCCCGCCTTTGCAGTCCCTTTGACCGGATGGGGTGCAGGTGCATGGGGCGCGGGTACGTGGGGCATTGGCGGTACGTCTAATACTTCTTTGCGGTTGTGGAGCCAATCTAATTTCGGCCAAGACCTGATTTTTGGACCTCGTGGGGGCGGCATCTATTACTGGGACGCCACGACAAGTCTGACTACGCGAGGCGTGCTGCTGTCGTCTCTGTCTGGCGCGTCTGACGTGCCCACAATTCAGAACGGCATTTTTATCTCGGACATCAACCGCTTTGTATTCTGCTTGGGTTGCAACGACTACGGCAGCGCCACGATTGACCCGATGCTGATCCGGTGGTCTGATCAAGAAGACGCCGTTAACTGGACGCCTGCGGCGACTAATCAGGCGGGTAGCCTGCGCTTATCTCACGGCTCAGAAATCGTTGCGGCGGTGCAGGCTCGTCAGGAAATCGTGGTCTTCACCGACTCGTCCATTTACTCCCTCCAGTATCTGGATGCACCGATCTTCTGGGGCGCTCAGCTTCTCGGAGACAACATCTCTATCGTTGGCCCCAACGCGGCGGTCATCGCCTCGGGCGTGGTGTACTGGATGGGCGTGGACAAGTTCTACGCCTACGATGGTCGGGTGCAGACACTCAACTGTGATCTGCGTCGCTACGTGTTCAGTGACTTCAATCAGTCTCAATCAACCCAGGTATTTGCTGGTACGAACGAAGGCTTTAACGAAGTCTGGTGGTTCTACCCATCCGCCAACTCCACCGTTATTGATAAGTACGTCGTCTACAACTACGTCGAAAAGATTTGGTACTACGGCACCTTGGGCCGCACGGCGTGGCTCGACTCTGGCCTGCGCGACTACCCGATGGCGGCTACCTACAGCCAGAATCTCGTCAACCACGAGCAGGGCTTGGACGACAACGAGACAGGCACCCCCACCGCCATCAACGCCTACATCTCGTCGTCTGAGTTCGACATCGGCGATGGCCACAACTTCGGGTTTGTCTGGCGCATACTGCCTGACTTGACGTTTGAGAACTCGACGGCCAACACGCCCACCGTCAACATGACGCTTTATGGGCTGTACAACTCAGGCTCAGGTAGCATCGATAACGCAGGGCAAGCGGTCGTCAAGGGCAGCACGTACGTCATCACCGAAGAGTTCACGGGCCAGATTTACACCCGCGTGCGTGGGCGGCAGATGATCTTCAAGATCGACTCCAACCAGTTGGGTACCGCGTGGCAGTTGGGCGCGCCTCGGATCGATATTAGGCCGGATGGGCGGCGATGACTTTTCTTATTGAGAATGCAACCGTCCCGGCCCCGCCCAACCTGCCGTTGGCGCCGACTGCGTACGAGTCGCGTTACCACGAGCAGCTTAACAACGTCCTGCGCCTGTATTTCAACCGACTTGACGCACTGCTGAGGGCACTTGTGACCACACAAACACCGATCCCCGTAGAGTTTACCGGCATGGCGGTGGACCCGTTTGGCCGTGCGCGAGTCAGCAACCCCCTGACCATCTTCGACAGTCAGAACCGCTACCAGAAAGACAATCAGTTTGACGAGTCCACTGCCACGGGCGGGACATCGACCTACAACGGCAATGAGTCCACAGTTGACTTGGCGGTCACAACATCATCCGGCTCTGAAGTAGTACGCCAAACGTACCGTGTCTTCCCGTATCAGCCGGGTAAGGGACTTCTGGTCTTTGCTACTTTCGTGATGAACGCCGGAAAAACCAACCTGCGTCAGAGAGTCGGGTATTTCAACACCGGCAACGGCGTGTTCTTGCAGCAGGACGGAACAACTGTTTCCTTCGTGCTTCGCACCTCGACCTCCGGTTCTCCCAGTGATGCCCGGACGGTCAATCAGGCAGATTGGAACGGAGACAAACTGGATGGGACTGGGGACAGCGGATACACCTTGGACATTACCAAGGCGCAGATTCTGTTCATGGATTTTGAGTGGCTTGGCGTTGGTTCTGTTCGCTGTGGCTTTGTGATTGACGGCCAGTTCATCATTTGCCACACGTTCAACAACGCCAACGACATCACCAAGGTCTACATGACCACGGCCATTCTGCCGATCCGGTACGAGATCACGAACACAGGCGCGACGGCCAGTGCCTCTACCCTCAAGCAAATCTGCTCCTCGGTCATCTCAGACGGCGGGTATCAGCAGGCGGCAGTCAACCAGTTTGCTCGGCGCACAACGGTATTGGGTACGATCTCAACGACTTTCCTGCCGATGGTTTCTATCCGCTTGGCATCAGACAGCCTGGGCGCGGTGGTGTTGGCGCAGGCAATACAGGTTTTCCCAACGACCAACCAGAACTACGAGGCAGTGCTGCTGAAGAACGCTACGCTGACCGGGGCGTCATACAACACCACCGATTTCAATCATGTGGACTACGACGTGACGGCTTCGGCAGTCTCTGGGGGCACCATCGTGCTGCATTCTTATGTGTCGTCCACGGCACAGAGCAGGTTTGTTTCAGTAACCCCCACAGGTTACAACTTCGACCTTCAGTTGGGCGCAAGCCTCGCCGGTGTCAGTGATGTTTACACACTTGCCATCCGCACTGTGTCAGGAGCAACCACGGGCGACGCCGTAGGTGCCATCGACTTCCTAGATTTGACTGACTAAAATTCGCACAAATTTCACGGGGATAAAAATGGCTACAGCAGCTCCTCAGTTTGACCCCTCGATGGCCGCGCAGATGAGCGCCCCAAGCCCCGAACAGATGGCCGCGGCCGACCAAATACGTCAGACACTGTCCCCTAAGGAAGTTTCTGACGAACTGTTGGCAAACGCTTCCCAAGTCGATCCGCAAGCAGTTGCCGAGTTCACGGCAGAGTTGCGTGAACTGGATGTTCCGCCCGAAATCCTTGATTTGCTTGATCGCTTGATTGACGAGGTACTGGCGAATCCCGAGAACTACGAAGCCATCAAGGAAAAGTACCGCGCGCAAGGTGTCACTGAGGATATCCTGCCGGAGGAGTTTGACGCCGAGCTCTTTGGTGCTCTGAACCTTGCCATCGAGCAACTTCGCGGAGAACCCGCCGGTCTTCAGGCCTTTGCCAAGGGCGGGATTGCTGAGCTCAAGCCTATTGCCAAGGCCATGGCTTCTTATGGCCGCAATGGTGACACCATGCTGGCCCATATCACGCCTGCTGAAGCCCGCATGCTGAAGAAGCGCGGCGGCTCGGGAACCATCAACCCTGTGACCGGATTGCCGGAGTTCGCAAACATTTTCAAGCGCATCGGCAAGGCCATCAAGAAGTTTGCTGGCAGCACGGTAGGCAAGTTGGTGATTGGCACTGCCTTGTTTATGGTGGCCGGACCGGCCGCTGCCCAGCTTCTGAGCATTAGTTCTCCAATGGCAGTGGCGGGGGTCAGTGGCTTTGTGGCAGGCGCGGGGACCACGTTGCTTGCTGGCGGCAACTTGCGCGACGCCCTGAAGGCCGGTGCTATCGGTGGCCTTACCGCAGGTGCCATGCAGGGCATCACTGGCATGGGTCCGAAGCCTTTGGGGGGAGCCGAATCTGCTGCTGGGACAGCAGGCACCGCGGGAGCCGGAACCGCGGGAACGACGCCTCTATCGTCCCTACCGCTTTCGGAGCCTCTGCCGACCCTTCCGGGGGCACCGGCTGCGCCGACCCTTCCGGGGGCATCTGCTGGGCCGACGACCCTACCCTCGATCAGCGATCCGCTTGCCGGGGCCCGGTTTGCTCCCACCTCCGTTCCCGTAGTTTCGGCGGCACCCCCTGCTACAGCTCCATTTGAGCTTTCGGGGCGACTTGATTTGGGCCCAGGGACCCGTCCGTCAACGGCCACGTTTCCCACGGTTTCCGTGGTGCCGCCCCCTGCTACGGCCCCAGCAAACACTGCAATGACTGGGGGCACGGCTGCGCAGCAGGCCGCCGCTGCAAAGAGCCCAGTCCCCACGGTTGGTCAAGCCGTCAAGACAATCGGCGAGGGTCTGGGTCTCGGCCAAGGGCCCGCTAGCTGGGAGACGTTCAAGCAGGGCGTGTCTGATTTGTTCCTGCCCCAGGGAGCCAGTCAAGAGGCTATTGACCTCAAAGTCAATGACCTGATGGCCAAGAATCCTCGGATGCCGTATGCCGATGCGCTCAAGCGAGTTACAGGCCAAATGACACCCGGGATCATGCGCAGCTACGGCCCCATGGCCGCTGCGGGCCTGGGCATCATGGGCCTGACTGGCGGTTTCCAGCAGCGCGAGGTCAAGTCCCCGTACTCGGATCTCTTCACCGGCGGCCCGGGTTCCGCGCGCGACTTGTTGGCCCGCAACCCGTATCAGTACTACATCCAGAACCTCCCTGGTGTGACCTACTATGGCGGCTCTGTTCTGCCTCCCCCGGGCTATGCCCATGGCGGGGAAGTGCAGCATTTTGCTGAGGGAGGCGAGACACTGCCTTCCGCCGCTGTGATTGGTCAGCAGGCTGCGCTGCAAACTCCGGCAGCGGGTACGGTTGCTTCTGCTCCGCCTGCGGCCACTGCCCCGCTGACTCAAGTAGGGATCGCCGCGGCTCCTACCACCCAGGTGGCAACTCCCGCTACCGGCGGCTACAACATGTACTCCCCGGCCGCGCAGAACATGTACTACGGCGTGGTCAACCAGGGCCTGTTGGGCGGCTACCAGTACAACCCCCAGACCCGCCGCAATGAGCCGGTGACGTCGCTGCCCAGCGTGGACGCTTCGTACAACACGGCTGCCCCCTATACCTCGCTGGTTCCTGCCGAGGCCCGGGCCACGGTCATGCCTCCGTCCCCCATGCCCCGGCGTGCCCCGATGCAGTTCCCCACAGGGGAGCGTCTGGCGGAGATCGAAGGCAGCTACCGCAGCCTCTTGGGCCGCGATCCTGATGTAGCAGGTCTGATGGCCTTTGGCAGCCCCCAGTACAACCTGTCGATGGAAGACATCCGCGGCATGATGCTGGCGTCTCCTGAGCGGCAACGGTTCCTGGCACAGCAGGCGGCTGCCCAGGCCCCTGCGCCGGAGGCGGTGGTCAAGCCCATCACGGTGCCGTTTGTCGAGCCACGCGCGCGTCCTGACCCGGTTTCCGGCCTGCCTCGGATTGCTGCCCAGAATGTGGCGGCGGTAGAGCCAACCAATCCCATCATCATCTCGTCTACGGCGCCTGCCGGCTACGACTACTCGGCCGCAACACTTACGACAGACCGCGAGCGCCAGATCAACGACCTGTACCGTTCCATCCTCAACCGCGACGCGGAGACGGCAGGCCTGAAGTACTGGGCGGGCTCCGGCTTGTCGATCTCTGAGATTGAGGCACAAATCCGCAAGATTGCGGGTGATATCGGCGTGCCGCTGACTATTCCCCAGAATGTGCCGGTGGCTGACGTCTCGCGGCCCGTGACCATTTCGTCTACGGCTCCGGTGGGATATGACTACTCTGCCGCCCCGGTCACGAACGAGCGTGAGCAGCAAATCAACGACATCTACCGTCGCGTCCTGAACCGCGATGCTGAATCCGGCGGCTTGAGCTACTGGGCGGGCACCAACCTGCCCATGGATGAAATTGAGCGGCAGATTCGCAAGATTGCCGGGGATATTGGCGTCACGGTTGCCGCTCCGGGGGTCAAGGCTTTTGCCCCCGCTCCTGGCCCTACTACAACTATTCCTAAAACACCGACCACAGTTACCCAGAAAAACATGGGAGGCATTGCTTCCTTGGGCGCGGGCGGATATCCTCGTCGCACGGGTCAAATTAACGGACCGGGGACCGCGACTTCGGACTCCATCCCTGCGATGCTTTCTGACGGCGAATTTGTCATGACCGCTAAGGCTGTCCGTGGGGCAGGAAACGGTGACCGCCGCAAAGGAGCTAAGAAGATGTATGCGCTCATGCATCAACTCGAACGTAACGCATCACGGGGCTAAAGATGGCAACCGATATCAGTACCCAATTTGTCCGCGAAGCGCCAGAAATTGAGGCGCAAAAACTTGCGCTGATGCAAACGGCAAAGGCGCAAGTCGATGCCATCAATGCAGCAGCGCAACAAGGCCGGTTCCTTGCTCCCAGCTACCAGATTGCTGGTTTCTCCCCGGACCAAGTCCGGGCGATGGAAGCGGCCCGCATGGGCATTGGCGCGTACCAGCCCTACATGAGTGCGGCCACGCAAGGCGTGATGGGCGGGCAGGAGGTCGTGGGCCGCGGCGTTGAGGCGCTGTTGGGATCGGACACCCGTCGCCAGTTCTTGGCAGCGCAGAATGCTCTGAATCAGGCGGTTTCTCCTATCCAATCGATGGGCGAAGCAGCGCAAATGGTCCGGGGCGCGCAACTTGGCGCAGCACCCTTGGCCACTGCAGCAGGGGACATCTCCACTCAGTCCTTTGTGACCCCTGGTACCGCAGGCTCGTACATGTCCCCGTACATGCAGAATGTGCTGGACATCGAGAAGCGCGAAGCCAAGCGGCAGTCTGATATTGCGGCGCAGCAGGAAGCTGCGCAGTTCGCACGTGCGGGTGCCTTTGGCGGCAGCCGTCAGGCGATTGTGGAAGCTGAGCGCAACCGCAATCTGGCCATGCAGATGGGCGACATCCAGACCCGTGGTCTGCAGTCTGCCTTCCAACAGGCTCAGCAGCAGTTCAATCAAGAGCAAATCGCTCGTTTGCAAGCTGCTCAAGCCAACCAACAAGTGCAGCAACAAGCTGCTCTGGCCAACCAGCAAATGATGGGTCAGTACGGTCTGCAGGGCGCCCAGCTTGGGCTACAGCGAGCACAGCAATTGGGCAACATTTATGGCCAGCAATCTCAACTGGGTCAGGGCCTGGCGCAAGGTATCGGTAGTCTGGCGGGCCAGCAGTTCGGTATTGGCCAGCAGTTGGCACAGGGCTTGGGTGCTCTTGGTGGCCAACAGGCGGCCCTTGGCGGACAACTTGCTGCACTGGGAGCTCAACAGCAGGGCCTGGGTCAGCAGGACGTGAACTTCCTGTACAACCTTGGCGCTCAGCAGCAGCGCCAACAGCAGGCTGTTTTGGACGCACAGCGCCAGAACCAACTGCAGCAGAGCATGCAGCCGATGCAGATGTTTGGTTTCCTGTCCGACATCTACAAGGGCGCGCCGACCACGCAGATGGCAATGACGCAGCAGACACAGGCGCAGGCCAGCCCGTTCCAGCAGATCGCTGGTCTGGGCGTCGCAGGGGTGAGCGCCGCCGCCGCTGCCAATAAACTTTTCTAAGGAAGAGACATGAAAAGCGAAGTGCTCAGGCGCGAGATGTTTGCGATGCCGTTGTCAAAGTCGGCTCGCAACAGCGGCATCATGGAGGGGTTTGAAGACGAGGACATCGAAGAACTTGGCGACATGGAAAGCCAGAACTTCGAGGACATGCCTCCGATGGCGCGCAATCCGCAGAATCCTGAGATTCTGATGAACACCCTGCGCGGTGACATGCGCTCGGTGGATGCTCGTTACATGGAATTGGCCCAGATGGTCGGCGAGGAAGCGGCATACGACACGCCGCCTGAGGTGCTTGCAATGCTGCAGCCTCAGCTTGCCCAACAACAGCAGGGCGGGATCGGTGCGCTGCCGCAAGCAGCGGGCATGATGCCTCCTGCCATGGGAGGTGGCGCACCCGTGGGAGGGCCCGGCGGGGCCCCTGCTATGCCTATGCAAGGCATGCCGCCGGAGGGCGGCATCGCCCCTTTTTCCCAGGGCGGGGCTGAGCAGGCTCCGCCGACGCCTGATGGCCTGCCCCCGGCCCGCGCAGCGGTGGGCGGTTTGCAGACAGTGGCCAGCCGTTTTGGCCAGATGGTGGGCGATAAAGTAAGTCCAGCAGCTCAGGCGTTGAATGCCTATCTTGGCCGTGCGCTGATGTCGCCGCAGCCAACACTGGAGCGTTTGACTGGCCCCGGTGGATTTCCGTTGTCCGTGCAGGCACGTGAAGCACTGATGGCTGGCCCGGCTGGGACTATCGTGCAGGGTGCGGGCACCCGTATGGCTCCCTACACCACCATGGGCGCCCTGCAGTCGCCGACTCTGACACAGGGCATGGCCACTGGCCTGCAGCAGATCGCGGCCAACAATCCGCGGATCGCGGAACTGGTGAGCAAGTACGGCCCGTCCAGTGTCGCGGCGTTGCTGGGTACCGCAGGCGCCACGCAGTACCTGACGGGTAAGTCTCCTGAGGACCAAAAGCTCGAGGAGTTCCGCCAGCAGAACAACATGCCCTATGCTCCGATCCCGACTGAGGCGGAGCCGTCTGGTCCTGTGGGCTCAATGGCCGAGCGCCGCACGAATTTGAGCGCGATGGTCCCGCGCGCTGTGGAAGGTGCTCCGCTGCCGGAAAAGACCGAGCCGCTGCCGATGCCCAAAGCTCCGGCAGAGGTCACTACCGCTGATTTCCTGAAAAAGGCGTTGGCGGCTGAAGCCAAGCCCAAGACCAAGGGCGAGCGGATCAAGGCAGGCTACGAAGAACTCCTGCCCCTGTACAAAGAGCTGCTTGGCGAAGACAAGGAATCTGCCAAGATCAATGCGCTGCTGCTGTTGGCCGATGCGGGTTTGAAGTTTGCAGGCAGCCGTCAGAAGACCGTTGGCATGGCGCTGTCTGAAGCAGCGGCAGGCATTCCTCGCGGCTTCGCTGCCATCGCTGCCCAAGCCAAGGAACAGGAAGGCAAGATCAAGGCCGCTGCACTCAGCCAAGCCATCAACGACGTCAGCGATCAAGACAAGTACGCCCAGGATATGCAGCTTGAGGTGCTCAAAGGCGACTTCCGCATCCTCGTTGAACAGATCAAGAAGGGTACTTCTGGGAACGTCATCACCAAAGACGGCGGCATGGGCCTGCGCATCGGCGAAACCAAGGATGGTGGCTTTCTGGGTGCCAAAGTCGATCCCAACGATCCGACTGTCAAGACTGCTGTGGGCAGCCGCTTTACGCTGCGCGATACCGACAACCCGTTTGTTGAAAACCGTGGACAAGCGCCTACAACGGTTGAGACCGACAAGGGCGAGCGAGGCAAGCTGGGCAATACGCTGCGATCCCTGGACAACAGCCTGTCAGCTCTGGACAACGCCAAAGGACTTTTCCAACAGGCCTACAGTCCTGGCACATGGTTTCAAGACAAGGTCAACAACCTTTTGGTCCCCATTTCCGGGGGCACCATTCGTCCCGACCTGGACCTAGAGGCTGCAAAAACCCAGCTTTTAGTGCTATCCAATACTCTCAGTAAGAGTATTGCTGCCGCAAACGATAGTGGCCGCGTAGCGGTGCAGGAACAAGAATGGGCACGACAGCTTTCAGATGCAATCAATGATCCTGCAAAGTTCTTTGCTAACAAAGAGTTGGCAGCCAAGACCTTAAACGCAATTGAGGCCTCGCTGCGAAATGGAAGGCAGCAGGTACTAACTCAGCTTGGCTACGTGAGCAATGACTACGTCATGCGCACGCCCAACACCGGTACCCAAAGTGATCCGTTCACGATCCCATCTGATCCGAATCAGCAGAAGATCATGTTCACGTTCTTGGGTAGCACAATCGGCAAGTTGCAAGATCCCCGTGCTCAGGTCTACATTCGTATGCCTAACGGAACCGTGTCGCCGTTCAGCCCGACTCAACTGCGCGGCTTGATTGGAACTCAGTAATGCCTGTCATCCAAAACGCTCTTGGCGAGATGGTGGACCTCACCACAGGTGAGGTCGTCGGCCGTGCAGAAGGGGCGCCTGCCCCTGCTCCTGCGACCCCTGCAGGGATGCGACAGGCCGGAGGGCCGGAGGTCGAACGCACGGGCGCGGATAAGGTTCGCAGCCTTGTCAACAATCTCTCCTGGGGCTTCAATGCAGGCTTGTTCGCGCTGCCCGATGCCGCTCAGCGCGTTATTGGAAAGGGCCTTGGCCTTGACGAAAACGAAGTCTTCCAGTTCGCCCGGTTCTTCAACCGGGGCGAAACCCGAGGTCAAAACGTCGGAGAGCGGTTTGCCCGCGCCGTTGGCGAAGGCGTCGGCGGCTCGTTGCCCTTCACGGGCATTCTCGCGTGGGCTGCTCGTTCCGCGCCCATGGTCAAAGCAGCCGAGCCCGGTGCTGGTGTCCTAAAAGGAGTTGCAAATGACGCCATCAAGTTTGTTCAGCAAAGTCCGCGACTGGCTGCAGCACTGGACGTCGCGTTTGGTGCAGGCTACGAAGGACTTCGTCAAGCGGTTGAGGAAACAGTAGATCCCTCCAACCCCAACAAGGAGCTGTACAAAGAGCTCCTGCCGATGAGTGCATTCATTGGCCTGCCCGCAGCCGTCTCCTACCTGCCCTCGGTCCGCGCAGCGGGCTTCGTGAAGGACAAGGTCAAGGCCGCGTCCGCCAACCTTGGTGAGATCGAGCGCGAGACGCTCGAGGGCCTGCCCGGCATGTACAAGTTGCCGGTGGTCCGCATCGTGCCCAACATGCTGATGAAGAATGCCGAGCGCAAGTTGGCGCAGGTGTTCGGCCCCATTTCCGAGAGCAAGGAAGCACAGGAGGCGCTCAAGCAATTGGAGAACGCGCTGGCCGATCCGCGGATCGCGGAAGCCGGATTCCTGTTCGACGCTGCCGAGCGGACCATGTACGCGCCGCTGGTGCAGCGCAAGGCTGAGCTGCTTCAGCAGTTGGGCCCGAAGGAGCTCGAGGTCACGAAGACCCGCATCGCTGAGAACCAGCGCAAGCTCAATGATCTGTTCAACAGCTTTGCCCCGGCCACCCGCAAGCCGATTGAAGACGCCTTCTTGGCCGCCCAACAGGAGCGCCAAGCCCTCTTCGATGGCCTGTTGAAGCAGCAGAAGGACATGACTGCGGCCGAGGCCATGGCCGTGTCTGAGCGCCTGGGCCCGCAGAACCTGGACATGCTCAACGATGAGCTGCGCGGTGTGCTCATGGCCAACATGGAGATGGGCGCCAAAGAGCGTCAGCAGATCCTGGACAGCCTGGGCCTGCGCGCTGGCACGAGCCCCGAAGGCCTTCCGATGGCCACACGGGAAAATGGTCAGTCTCTGTTCCCTGCGGTGGATATTGAGAAGCAGGCCGAGTCCATCCTCAGCAAGTACAAGATTGAGCGTCCGTCTCTGCGCGCGGGCATGCCTGAGCCGGTGCGGTTGCTTGACAACTTCGTTCGCACTCAACAGATTGCCCGTGAAAGGGCGACCGCTGAGAACCTGGACACCCTGATCAAGAAGGCCATCGACGACGAGTTGGCCGGGGGCCGCGAGCTGCCTCCCGAGTTGTACGACCTGACGCTGAAGAACGCCAAGGCTCTGTTCACTAAGAAGGGCACGTCGAAGAAGATCGCCGATCAGCTTGCACGCGAGTTGAATCTGCAGCGCCAAGCTGGTATTGATGTGGCCACCATGAAGGAAGGTCAGGTGGCCGTGGCCACCGGTCTGCCGGGCCGTCCCATCTACATCAACCCCAAGCAGATCCAGGAAGACGCTGCGCGGCTCGCGGAGCAGAGCACTGGCGTCAACCTGAACCTGCCTGAGGCCCTGGACTACATCCAGGCCGCCATCCGTTTCCGCAACGATTCCCTGGCCCGCTACAACGCAGCCATGGGCCGCGGCCGGGCACGGGTGACGGATGCTCAGCGATTCCTCGACACCGGCAACGCCGTCTACAACGACATCGAGAAGCTGGTACTGGGCAGCGTGGTGGACAAGGAGCAGTACAACGTGCTCAAGAGCACGCTGGATTCCTACCGCGACCAGTTTGAGAAGAGCCTGCCGCTGCTGTCTACACAGAAGACAACCAAGGGCGAGTTCCTGCTGCCCAACGAAGACTTGATGAGCCGGGCCTTCAGCAACGCGCAGGACCTGCGTCAACTGCAAACCGCGCTGCAGGGAACGCCGGAAGGCCAGAGCCTGCTCGAGCGTGGCGCCATGGACTGGCTGCGCAGCAAGAACGTGGTGGACAAGGACGGCCTTGTCGATCCTCGCAAGATGCGGCAAGTGCTGGACCGCAACCAAAACATCGTTGATGCCCTGCCGGAGAACATCCAGCAGCGATTCCAAGATGAACTGCGGATGGCCGACGACTTCATCGTACGCCTGGGCCAGTTGGATCAGCGAAAAGTCCAGGCCAAAAACAACGAACTCGACGCACTCCTGGCCAAGGCTGTGCGCCCGGATGCCGATGCCCGGATCATCATGGCCGACGCTCTGCGCGACCCGGCCAAGATGCGGGTGCTGGTGGATCAGTTGGGCAAGGACCCTGAAAGTCTCGCCGCCCTGCGCCGCTCGGTTTACGACGTGGCCATGGAAGGTGCCCAGGGTGGCGGTGACCTCAAATCGTTCCTCGGCACCAATGAGAAGGCCCTGCGCGTCCTGTTCAGGGACACCAAGCATTTGGAAGACCTCAAGGTCCTGGCCGACCTGCAGCGCCGGGTCAACGCATTTGCAGATATAACTGGGCAGATTCCAGCGTTTGAGACGCTAGACGAATCGCTGCGCAGAACCTTTGGGGCGGGAATTGGCTGGATAACCACTTCTGCACGGGAAGCTACACGGGGTTTCACCAGCCCAACAACAGTCTCAATTGCTTTGTTGGTCCGCCTGACCGGAGCTCTGGAAACCAAGCTGTACCAGCGCATCTTCACCCGCGCCCTGGAGGATCCCGAGTTCGCCGGGAGCATTACCCGAGTGGGCACGCCGCAGGAAGCGGCCAAGGTTGCGGCCAAGTTGTCGGAAATCGGCATCTCGCCGACGACCTACGTCCCCCGTGCCGTGGCCCCTGCTGTGCAGGAAGTGTCCGGTGTGGCCAGGGAAACGGCCCGTGAACCGCGGCCCGCGGCTCCTGCTCCGACTGCACGGGAGATGCTGCGCCAGCTTCCTCCGGCGCCCCCGACCCGTGGCACGAGCTTCGAGCCTCGGTTGCCTACGCAGTTCTCAAATGCGCCGCCCGCCACTCCCCAGGTTCCGCTGATGTACCCGGCGTTGTTCCCCAACGATCCGATCAGCGCGATGCTGCAGGCACGCCAAGCGCAAATTAGTCAAAATCAACCAGTAACCCCGGGGCGATAAAACATGGCTATCGGACAGCTTCTGGCCATCATGTTCCTGAGCCGGGACATGGCCCACCGCGCGCATTGGAAGACCAAGAGCTATTCGCAGCACGTGGCCCTCGGTTCGTTCTACGACGAGATCGTGGACAACGCGGACGCTATCGCTGAGGCCTACCAGGGCCGCTACCACATCATCGACGACATCCCCATTCTGAATGCCGAAGATGAAAAGCCGGACATCGCAGATGCCTTGCAGTCCCATATGGAGGACATTGAGAAGCTGCGCTACATGGCCTGCGACAAGGAAGATTCCCCGTTGCAGAATCTGATTGACACGGCCATCGAGACGTACCTATCCACCCTGTACAAACTGAGGAACCTAAAGTGAAAAAGCCTCAGCAGTCGCTAAAGAATTGGACTGATCAAAAGTGGAGGACAAAAAGTGGTAAACGATCTTCTGACACGGGTGAAAGATATCTTCCAGAAGCTGCGATCAAAAGTCTCAGCCCTGCTGAGTACGCTGCGACGACGCGAGCAAAGCGGGCCGGAAAAGCCTCCGGCAAACAATTTGTAGCTCAGCCTAAAACAATTGCCAAAAAAACAGCGAGGTTTAGATGAAAGCCAAAAACGCAAAACCAGTCGCCAAGTACATGCGGTTTTCTGAGACGGGCAAGCCTATGGGTATGGCCCCTGTTAAAAAACTTAAAGATGGCGGCGAGGCCAAGTCCAAGGTAAACGCAGCAGGCAACTACACCAAGCCCGGTATGCGCAAAGCGTTGTTTGAGCAGATTAAGGGGCAGGCCACCCAAGGCACGGCGGCAGGCCAGTGGAGCGCTCGCAAGGCGCAGCTTCTTGCAAAGAAGTACAAAGAGAAAGGCGGTGGTTATCGTGACTAAGAAATTTCCTGACCTGACCGGCGACGGCAAAGTTACCCGGGCGGACGTCCTCAAGGGACGCGGCGTGGACATGAAGGCAAAAGGCGGAAAGATGGTGAAAAAGCCTAGTGGTATGAAACCTCCCGCCAAGACGTTCAAAGGCATGAAAAAGGGTTGACGGCCCGCGCCGCGGGCGTATCATTGAACCGCGGGGCAACTCGCAGTTTCATGTGTCTATGTTTCTCCTGTAGACGTCAAGTCTTTAAGCCCCGGTACCCCCGGGGCTTCTTTTTGGGCGACGTACTGATCAACGCGCCGCATCCACTGATCTATGTAGTTGTCGAACTCGCGGCCGCATGTCAGGAACTCCTTGGTTTCGCCGTCCTGGGCCACCATCAGGATGATGCCCTGGCGGATGTTGGTGCCGTGGACCACGTTGTGCGCTGCAGCGTAGGCGGCCAACTGGATGAAGTAGTCCTCAATCCAGCCGCGCTGCTTCATTTTGTTGGTCTGCTTGAAGTCGATGATTGACTCTGCGCCGCGGTAGACGCCGATGCAGTCAGAAGTCCCCGCGTACTTGCCGGGATAGTGCAGCGGGATCTCTGTGCCCCAGACCTCCTGGGCGTTTGGAAAGAATGTCTCAATGAGCTTGTAGCCCATCCAATAGCCCTTGACGGCCAGCCACGTGCGCGGCACTTCCAGCGGGCGATTGAGCAGCAGGCGCTCCACTACGTTGTGCATGTGTGTACCCACCGTGGCCGCTTCGTTGCGGATGCGATCAGCCTCTTCCTGCCCCACGCGCTCGGCCCAGGCCTTGAGCTCGGTCTTGTCCTTGGTCGCGGACAAGATGGTGGTGACACTGGGCAGCATCTGCGAACCGTAGGTCCGGCCGTTGGGCCCGTCGTTGCGCTCCAGGTGCTGGTACTGGAACTTCTTGCGGATAGGGATTAGTTGCATTAGATGAGCCACTCCTTCAGCTCTTCGCCGAGCACCGCGCTGGCGATGTTGATCTTGTTTCGCAGGGCCTTGACGATGTGCTCGTCCACCGTGCCGGGGGTGATGAGGTCGATGTAGGTCACCTTGCTGGTCTGGCCGATGCGGTGTGCACGGTCCTCGGACTGCAGGCGCACCTCCAGGTCGAAGTTGTTGCTGTAGTAGATCACCGTCTTAGCAGCGGTCAGCGTCAAGCCGTAGCCACCGGTGCGGGGGTTGCCCACGAAGAAACGAAGACTGTCGCCCGGATCCTGGAAGCGGGTGACAATCTCCTGGCGTTCCTCGGCCTCGGTATCGCCGTAGTAGGACGCCACGGCAGTCATGCCGTAATCGTGCTGCAGCCGGTTCTTGATCCGCTCGATGTCCTTACGGTAGTTGGCCCAGATGATGACCTTGCCATCAACCTCCTCGAGCGCGGCCAAGAGCTCGTCGATGCGGTTGTTGGGGAACTCCACCTCGCTGCCGTCGTCGAGCTTGACGTGGCCACAGCAGATCTGATGCAAGCGCATCAACTGCGTCAGGGCATTGTTGGTGCTCACGATGCCTTGGTCGATCACGGACAGCGCCATGAGCTTCATCTGGTCGTACGCCTTGCGCTGCTCCGCGGTCATCTCGACTTCACGCCGGGTGTAGACCTTGTCGGGCAGGTCCAGGCACTCTTCCTTGGTCACGCGGAACGAGAAGTTGTCCAGGCGCTTCTGCAGCTCATCCAAGCGCCGATAGCCGACGATCTGCTTGAAGGTGTGCGTGGCCATCCTGCGCTCAACAAGGACCGCGTACCGTGCTTGGAAGGCGTAGTAGCTGGGCATGTTCAGGCAGTCGCCGCTTAGAAACTCGCACTGGGCGTAGAGGTCCAGCGGGCTCTTTGTTACCGGGGAGCCCGTTGCAATGCGCCTGAACCGCGCCTCGCGGCCCACCTTGATGATGTTCTTGGTGCGCTTGGCGTTGGGCGTCTTGATGGTGGTGCTCTCATCCACGGCCATGAAGCTGTTAGTAACACGCAGGAAGGTGCGCGCGAAGGTCACGCCCTTCTCGGTGCTGAACGCCTCGATGTTCATGATCAAGATGCGCAGGCCATCGACGTAGTTGAGCATGGCCTCCATCTCCATCTTCTCCGCCCTGCGCGGGGACGGTGACCAGCAGGCCATCTTGTACGGCACGTGCTCGGGCATGTGCTTGGGCAGCTCGGATTTGTACCAATTGCGGTACACGCCCTTGGGTGCCACGATCAGCATCCCGTTGATATCGCCGCGGTCGTAGAGCAGGGCTGCGTTGTTGATGAGCATGAAGCTCTTGCCCGTGCCCATCTCAGCAAACAAGGCGACGACAGGGTGCTTCCAGAAGCGTTGAAGATACGCTGCTTGGTGGGCAAACGGCTGGTTGCGGTACGGGTACCGCGCGAGGTCTTGGTCCATCTTTCTTCCTTTCTGGTGGCGGGTACTTGACGACCCGTGAAAGCAGTGTACACTGTTTGCACGTTTCAAGAAAGGAGAGCGTAAACGTGAGTCAAAATCCCTCGGTCTTCGTTGTGCAGGAGATGCCGAACCACGACATCGCTGCAGCAATGAAGTTCGGCGATCTCAAGGTCCTGCTGCCTGCTACGACCCAGATTGCTTTTTCGACGGCCCCCACCATCCGCACGCTCAAGCGCAAGCTGATGGAGTTCAGCGACAAGGACTTCTTGTTACTGACTGGGGACCCCGTAGCTATCGGCTTGGCGTGTTCGATAGCTGCGTTCTATAACGGCGGCCGCTTCAAGGTTTTGAAGTGGGACCGCCGCGAGCGCCTGTACATCCCCATCGTTTTGGATACCACTGAGAAAGGAGAGCGTCATGAGTGACCTGAATAGCCTGTTTGAAGAAGATGCCAACGCCCTGACCGTCAAGGACGACGACCTGTCGTCGGTCGGTGCTCTGGCCAAGCGCGCCAAGGAACTCGAGAAAGAGATTGAGGACCTGGACAAGGTGCTGAGCGAGCGCAAGGAACAGCAGCGCAAGTTGCTGGAGGATGCGATCCCCGCCAAGCTCGAAGAGCTGGGCATGAAGAAGTTCACGATGGCTGATGGCAGCCAAGTGGAAGTCAAGCCCTTCTACGGCGCCACCATCAAGGAAGAGAACCGCGCTGCGGCCTATGAATGGCTGCGCAAGAACGGCTTTGACGACATCATCAAGAACACGGTTTCCGTACGGTTTGGTCGCAACGAGGACAACCTGTGCGAGGAACTACTGAATCTGCTGCGCGAGAAAAACTACCCTGTAGATCAAGCGCAGAAGATCGAGCCCGCAACGCTCAAGGCGTGGGTTCGCGAGCGCGTGGAACGCGGTGACGCTTTCCCGCAAGAGCTTTTTGGCGCGTATATCGGCCAGAAGGCAACCATCAAGTCTGCATGAAAAAGGAACCACGAAAATGGCTAAGAACGAAGTAGCAGTGAAGCAAGAAACCGC